CCCGTGAGATTGCGCACCACGCCGACCATCGCTGGGTAGCCCCGCTTCGACTCCCAGTGCGTCAGGTCCGGGTGGGCAAGCAGATCATGAGGGGTGAGACCCGCGAGGCCCCTTCCCGCCAAGTAGTCTGCGGCTGGACTGCCGGCCACCGCAACCGTGTGCTCCAGGATAAAGGCGATCTCCCGAGACGGATCGCGCTCGGGCTTCGCTGCAACCGGGGCGGGCTCCACGCGAGCAGGTGCGCACGGCAGCCAGCCCACCAGGTCCGCCGCGTAGGCGAACAGGTCGCGGCCACTGAGCTTCTCTGCCTCCTCCAATGCGCTGAGCGGTCCGCCACCCTGCCCGCCGTCGAACTCGTGCCAGTCGCCGGCCCGATCGCCCGTCAGCGCGATGACGCAGGAGCCGTTCCGGCGCGGAACAGCACCCCCGATGTTGGCCAGCCGCCATTCGTCGCCAACCCGGCGGCCTTTGGGGAAGTGCCGCGGCACCCAGCTCTCGGCGGTAGCACGCAGCCGCGCCACGATTGCCTCGAGGTCGTAGTGGACCGGCGGCTCGGGGACATAGGGAACGCCGTTCAGGTCAATCAAGAAGCACCAGCCCGCGCTCGGCGCGCGTGATGGCGGTGTAGAGCCAGCGGCTGCGATCCTCCGCCGTCCGCCCCAGACCGTCGTCGTAGACGATGACGTTGGGCCATTGAGAGCCCTGCGCCTTGTGGCAGGTGATGGCGTAGCCCCAGACCGTCTCGATCAGGGTGCGCATGTCGCGCCAGTCACGGCGAGCCCGCTCGGGGTCGAGCACGATGTGGTCGTCATAATGGCCCTTGTAGAACCGGTGGCGGCCCGCGACGGTCGTGCCGTCCTCGGTCGACAGGGTGGCGCTGAACGACAGCCGGTCGATGTCGTGGATGTCGTCGAGCGTGACGAACATGCCGTTCACCAAGCCAAGGTCGTGGCGGTTCCTGAGACAGATGATCTTCTCGCCACAGCCTTGCGGGTGAACGCCATCGAGGCCCTCGGCCCGCATCATGGCGCGGTTGAGGTGGAGGCGGGTCGCATTGCGGCCGCAGATGACCTGCCCACCGCGCAGCAGCTGATCCGGCGCCACCTCGCTCCGGCGCATCTTCCACACATGGTCGTCGTGCGAGCCGTAAGGGATCGGCTCCCCCTGCCGGGCAAGGGTCGCGAGCCTCAGGATTGCGCTCTCCTCCGCCTGGCGATGGACCTCGGTCAGCATCACGTCGGGGGCGGCGTCGGTGAACGCGCCCGCGCCCTTGATCGGCGGCAGCTGGCCGGGGTCGCCCAGAACCAGGATCGGCGTGCCGAAGGCCAGCAGGTCGGCCGCCATCTCTGGCCCCACCATGGACACCTCGTCGAGCACGATCAGTTCGGCATCGCGCACCAGCGACTTCTCGTTCAGCAGGAACTGCGGCTTGTGAATGTCGGCAAGACGCAGCTGCAGCCGGCGGATCTGCGTCTCGGCGAAGGCCCGCTCCGCCGGTGGCATCCGGTGCACGGTCCGCTGCAGGTCGAACAGCTCCTTCTCGACGCGGGCGATCTCCTCCGGCGTTGCTTCCGAGACCCGGTAGATCAGGCTGTGGATGGTCGAAGCCGGCGTGCCCTTGCGGGTCATCACCAGGGCTGCCTTGCCGGTGAAGGCCGCAAACAGCACGCCGCCGTCACAGTCATGACGATTCATGGGCTCGAGGCCCAGTTCCTCGATCACGTACCGGGTGATCGTGCTCTTGCCCGTGCCGGCGAAGCCGAACAGCCGGAACACCTGCTGCGTGCGGCGGGGATTGCGATGCCACGCAACGATTTTGCGGATTGCCGCTTCCTGCTGCGGCGAAGCCGTGAAGCTCATCGCGTGCCCTGCCAGCAGCGCTGCGCGTAGGCGCACCAGCGACAGAAGTAGAAGTCGGGACTGGCCGCGATCCGGGGCGGCAGCTCGCCGGCTTCGGCGGCCCGGATCACGTCGACGGCCTTGTCGGACAGCGCCTGGGCGGCCCGCGGGTCCAGGGCCACGAGCTCGTGGTGGAGTTCCTGGCTGTCCTTGTTCAGCACCGTGAACAGCGCGGCCCGCAGGTCCATGTAGGCCATGTAGATCTGCAGCTGCGCGTAGTAGACAGGCTTGGACAGCTGAACCCCGCGCCGCACGGTGTCGGACCAGGACTTGCTGTTGAGCGCCTTGTGCTCCCACAGGAGCGGCCAGGGTGCACCGATGTCGGGACCGGCGACGATTACGCCGTCGATGTGGCCCCGGACTCGGCCGTTGGCGGTTACGAAGCCGAACTGCTCGCCATCGGACCGGTGAGTGCGCAGGTCGAACCCGGCGGCGCGCAGCCATTGCACCGACAGCGTCTCGAACTGGTGACCCGCGTCGAAGATCCTGAGCGTTCGCCCGTCGAACCCCTTGCCGGCATCGACGGCCGCATGGGCGTATTCGTAGGCGAGCTTGCGCGCGCAAGGCTCGCCGATGCGGCTGCCGCCGAGATAGTCGCGGGGACGCCGCGCCTGGTTGCGTTCGACCAACGCCTGGTCGATCAGGGCATTGACGCGGTCTGCGACCGCAGGCGCCGGGGGCGTACCGTACAGGGCATGCGAGCCATGGTTCAGGTCGATCATCGATGGCTCCTCAGAACGGGACGTCGCCCTTGGCGGACTGGCGCTGCATCGAGTCCTGGAAGCCATCGACACAGGCCTCGATGATGCGATCGATGTCGGTCGCGGCACGGTCGTGGAACGCCGCCAGCAACCCCAGTTCCGAGAGCGTCTCGGCCAGGAACCGTCGAGCGTCCCTGATCGCCTTCTGCTCCATGTCCGTCTTGTCGATCATGCCGTTGTTCCTGTTGGCGAGTGCCGAGCCGCCGTCGAGGCAGCGCATCGAGCAGAAGCGGTAGTAGGGAAAGTGGTCCCAGAGCAGCCGATGGACGTAGCCGAAGCCACGCCCCTCCCGGCCGCACAGGGCGCAGGGCGTTACGCGAGCAAGAACTGGGTCAGGGCCCCGGCGTCGGCCGAGCGATCCCTGATCCGCTCCATGCCCAGGACGACGAAGCGCGAGATCGCGTTGGTGGCCATGGCCTCGAGATCCGCCAGGGTGAGACTGGCGATGGGTTGATGAAGCCTTCCGCGTCCTTCGAGCCATGTGCCGATTGCCCTGGCTGCTTCCCGCGTCATGTGTGCCTGCCATTCGTCCGAGGTCATGACGGTCATCCGTTCAGCCAGCTCGGACCCGACACCGGGACTGCTGCCGGGGCCGCCTGAGGTGCTTTCGCCGGGGTGGCCGGATTCCAGGCAGGCACGGCAGTGGCAGTAGCAGCAGCCGGCGCGGACCGTGCGCGGGACTTGCTCGGGGCGGGCGGCAGGGACTCGCCATCCAGCACACGGCGCCATTCGGACTCCGTGGGCAGCACCACGCGTGCGAGCCGGTTGCTGTCGCCGTAGCGCGGATTGCTGCTGGGCTCGACCGAGATGACGCCGACGAAAGTGATGCCGGTCAGGTCCGACAGGCCGCGCAGGACCCGCTTCGCCTTCGCGGCCTCGCTCATGTCCCGCGGATCGAGCCCGAGGCCACTGTCGATCATGGCGCGGAAGATGCTCTTGCTGATCTTCCAGCCGATCGAGACGCCGTGATCGTCCACCTTGCCGCCCGACACGGTGAACATCTGCCAGAGCTTGCGCCGGGCGTAGGGTCCCTCGGTCACCGTGAACTCGCAGTCGAGAGACTTCACGTCGCTGCCCGGCGCGTTGGAGGCCTTGAGCAGGCCCCGGTCGATTTCGCTGTCGCCGTCGGAACCGCCGCGGCGGATGGTCATCGTCACCCTGGCGAAGGTCCCGTCGGGGATGAGGTCACCGCCGGCCTGAGGCTCAGCATCGTTCATGTCGAAAGTCATCGCAGTCATCCTCTGGTGGGGGTGTTGATCTTGGCGAGCAGCGCGCCGAGGTCGGGCGGCTCCGTCACGTCGAGGCGGCCGGAGCGATCCTTCGCCGGCAGGCCGTAGGGATTGCCGGCGCGGCACACCAGACGGCGGGTGTCGGCGCGTTCTGGATCGTGGCGCCAGCCATCGCCCTCGGGCTCGAACAGGCTCATCGAGATCACCTGGTCGACGATTCCGGGCAATTCCCGACCCGCCTTGCCGCCCTCCATCTGCGGCTGCCAGGTCGTCCGATTAAACTCGTCGGTGATGCGTTCGAGGATGCCGACGAAGATCACCGTCCTGCCCTGGGCATGCTGGAGGTGCTTCAGCAGTCCGATCACCTCACGAGCGAGCGAGCCATATGCCACCCGCGCGTCAGGCCTGCCTGTCTTCTCGGAGAACGATTCGGGCCGAGTCTTCGCCCATGCCATTGCTTGGCGGGTGAGATCGGTGATCGAGTCGACGAACACGATGCTCTTGCCCGCCAACAGGCGAACCAGGTCAGGGTAGGCCTGCGCCAGATGCTGGTAGTGGCCCTCGGAGAAGAAGCCGTTCGGATCGGCAGCCGGATTGATGCCGCCCACGAGGCAGCCGATGTCGAGGGCGTCCGTGAAGGTCCGCACCGGGATGCTGTCGCCCGGCCAGTCCTGCACCGACTTCATGCCGGCCTCGAGATCGAGGCAGATCGTCTCCTTCGGCGGCAGCGTCTTCAGCAGCGACGTCTTGCCCGCTCCCGGAGGGCCGAAGATCGCGGCCGAGGTCTTGTTGTTCGCGGCCGACAGGCGCTCGTCGGCGGTCACGATGCGCAGGCTCATTGTCCGTGCTCCCCGAGATGGAGCGAGATGCTGGGCTTTCCCGTGCGGACCGTACGTGCGGGCTCGAACTGGCGGCGGATGTGATCGGGCCAGGCCGTGTACTTGCGCTCCGGCACCTTGATCGCGATCTCGACGTACTGGCCGGGGTCGTCACCGCCGGCGCGGATGCGCTCGACCACGCCGGCGATCAGCGCCTGGTCCCAGTCGACGCGCTTGGGGAGCTCGGCCACGACGGTGACGCCGTCGCAATCGAAGCGGACAGTGCCGGTGTCCTTGCCGGCCTCGCGACGCAGAGCCTGGGCGCGGTTGGCGAATCGCAAGGCGATGGCGTCGTCGATCCAGTCCTTGGCCTTCTTGCTGGCGTCGAGCGCCGCCGTGGCGTCCTCCTGCAGCAGGGCCAGATGCTCGGCCGGCAACTGCGCGATCTCGCCGATTGGCAGGCTCCGGATCGCCTCCAGCTGGGGACGATTGGTCGTCACGGTATTCACTAGGCAGCCTCCTTCAGCAGAACCGAGGACAGAGATGCAGAGGCCTCCGGCGTGCGGAGCCGCGCGATCGCGATGTAGGTGAAGTCGTCAGGGCTATTGCGCCGCTGGACCAGGTGGACGAGGCCCTGCGAGGCCGCCCACCACGCGCGCCGTGCGACACGAGCGAGTTCGCGGCGGGGGTCCGTCTTCGGGGTCTGGCTGTCGTGGCTGGCGTCCAAAGCGAGCAGGCCGCGGTGATACTCCAGCGACTCGTTCGGATAGGCCTGACCCAGCCAGGCACAGAACGCGGTCTCGGTGAGGCGCCGCATCGTCCTGGGATTGGTTTGTGAAACTGCCATACCCTTCTCCTACTCATCGCCCATTCGATGCGTCTCACGACCTCGATGGCTCGAAGCGATTGCGCTGAGATCCCCCTCAACCACCCACTGCGGATGTCTGCGTGGTTGTGCGTAGCCGTGCGTATTTGGCAGGAACCCCGGGCGCGCTTTCGGAGCCATCGACCGGCATCTCCTCACGCCGCCGAAACGCCAGCCGCCATGAGGCGGAGCCGGAGGTCACGCGTCCGCCGGTACAGCGTGGCGCGCGCGCCGCGGCCGAGCTTCGCCAGCCGATGCGATGAACAGCCGGCCAGTTCTGCCGCGAGGTGGCGGCCGGTCGCGTCGAGTCGGCTCAGTCCGCGTTCGAGATCCTGTCGGCGCTCGATTGCGAAGATCGGGTTGACCCAGGCGCCCAGCATCGCGGCAAGGCTCTGCTCCTCGGCCAACGAAGCGCCGAATGTCTCGCGAGAGCCGCGCACCCCAGGCTCGTCGAGCGACACCGGCACGGCACCGAACATGCGGCGATGGTTCCGGATTCTCTGGCCAATCCGGGTGGCGTGGTTGGCCATCACCAGGCCGGCGAAGGCGCCAAGCGAGCCCCGCCTGGCATCGAATGCGGGAAGGCGCGCCAGCGCGTCGGTCAGCAGGTCCTGGCGAACATCATCGAAATCCGCAGGCTGAAGGTGCAGCTTCCGGACAAGCCGGCGGGCTGCCGCGTCGGCTTCACGAAGAAGCGTCCTGAGATCGTCCTGTGTAATCGACTGCCGCATCGGCGGGCCCTCGCTCGTCGTTGGTGACGAACCGAGTTGTGCCCGAGCGGGCTTCCCATAGGGTTGGGCAAGCTATGGGCTTGTTATGGGAAAGCCGAACGCGACGTCGGGATGCTGAGAATCACGCTCGCTATGCTCAGGGTACGATCTCAACTTCGCCTGCGGCGAGGCTGAGCCGGTAGCCCTTCAAAGAAAGCGTCTCGATCAGATCGGGCCCCTTGCCTTTCTTCCCGACGACCTTCTTCAGCTCGTCCCTGAGGTTGCGAACGGCGTCGCCCGTCTGGGACTCTCGCCCCTTCGTTGCCCAAAGATGCGCCGCGATCTTTGCGTTATTGACCACTGCCCTCCCCATCACCAGTTCGTTGGCCAGCAGGGACATGAGCTTGAATTTTTGTGGGGAAAGCTTGAGACTCTTGCCGTCGAGAACGACCCTCGATTCTCTAGAGAACACGGTAAGGCGCGGAGCGACCGAGGCCCTTGGCAGCAAAGTCCGCTCATCCAGCACGAAACCATCGGCACAAATTGCTTCCGTGATTGGCACGTAATGGATGGACGCTTCTGCAAACCGAAGCCGCTCCGTCACCTGCAATGCTGGGCCAAGCAAGGTGATCGGCAGCATTTCCGCGCGCTGGAGCGCGGCGATCAATCCTGGCGCCGCGAGGTCACGTCTCGCCAGTATCACGAACAGGGCCCGGTTCGCCGGACCGGTCCCCAAGTGCCAGGTACCTGGAAACACCAGCGTCGGCTCGTCCGCGATGTAGGACGCAGCAGCGATCTCGCGCGCAATAGCCCCGGCGTCGATCCGAAAGCTCCTGAGATCCTCCGGCTCAAGCACGGTGTCACAGCGATGGTCGAGCGGACAGGCGGCGATCAGCTTGCCGTCGAGTTTTTGAATGCGCCGGCCGTCGTTGCCGCATTCGCAGTCAGTGCACACATCCCACTCTTCGGCCGGGGCCTGCTCGGTCAGGACGCCCCGCGCGAGCAAGCGATCGAACTCCCGGCCGAGGAACGGCTTTGCCGGCCGCCCCCACAGGATCGCGCGATCGCCCGACTCACTCAGCCGCAGCAGCAGCCCGGACAGGCGCTCGGTCATTGATCAATCCATTCCGGCGCAGGAGTGCCATGATGCGGTCCTCGAAGCGGTGCCGCTTGAACATCGCCGTGCGCGGCGGCTTGATCTTGACCGTCACCGTCACCGGCCGTGCGTCACCGACATCGAAATGAACGCGCAGCGTGAGATGATTGAGCCGCCAGCCATGGCCCAGGGAGATCCCCGGCATATCCTCGCGCATGCGCGTCAGCGCGTTCTCCCGGCCGTCCCGCGTAACATGGGAATGCAAGGTCCGGGTCTGGCCAGAGCGCGAGTCCGTGCCGATACGATCGGCCTGTACCTCCGTAATCTGCACGCGGCGGATGCCGGGGTCGAAGGCATGCTCGAACACGAAGCCGAAGCCCGCACGCTCGACGGGGGCGAGCGTGTAAAGGTCCTGCGCATCCGGCGCGGAGAAGAAGCCCGGACGCCTCAGGATTGTACCGGCAAAGGCGTCAGCCAACTCCGCGCGGCGAGACTTGGCAAAGCCGCCGACCTTCAGCCGGCCGGTGAGAGACGAATATGACAGCACTGCATGCTCGGCCTCCCGTATCGTGATGACGCGATCGTCAGCGTCTTCGATGACTTCCGTGGTCTTCAATGGAGCGCCATGCTTGACGACAACGTGGAGCTCGCCGCCGTCCTCGTACCAACCGACGTGGCAGTACCGGCCTCTTAGCTCGACCTCGAACAGCTGCGCCGCGGCCCGCTTGAAACCGGCTTTCGTTTCGTCATCGAGCTCGGCCTCCACGCCTTCCTCGAAGCCATCGAATTCGGACGGCGACGACATGTTCATCCAGGTCAGTGTGTCGGCCGCAGCTCTGAACACCACGTGATGCTCGAGGAACATGTACAGCGCGAACTGCTTTGGCTCCTGTAACGCCTCGCTGTCGTTGTCGTTCGCCGGTTGTATCGGCACGCCCTGCCGCCGCGCCTGTTCCAGGAGGATCTGCTGGCCGGTCGCCGTTCCCAGTTCGGCGACGGCGTGAAGTTCGATCAGCAGGTCCTTGGGGTAGCCCTCCTCGGGACCGGCGAAGAACTCCTGGAGCATTTGCCGGGCTGCTCCCGGGTCCCCGTTAAGCAGCGACAGATCCAGCGCGTGGAGAGCATCGGCGTGGCGATCGAGAAGGCGTCGCATCAGGCCAAGGTCAATGGTCCTGACGAAGCGAGCGTTCACAAATTTCTTGAGGTCCTTGGCCATCGCGATCACCCATGAGTCGCAGCGTGTGTTCTATTTTCGTTTCTACAACCCATGTGATGCAATGGGGATTTCTTACCCGCGTGAGACGTCTCGGGCATGCGATGAGTAGAGGTTAAGCAGGCGCTCAACCCCTATTGATTGTGTTCTCATGATCGGAAGCATGCCTTTATCCCCAGATCGTATGT